TTTGTAAGAACAGTTTCAATAGGTGCTAAAAGGTTATTTTTACCTATTAATTCATATTTCACAATTCCACCTCATCTATTGTGTTAATTTCGTATTTACATTTCATTAATTCTTCCAACACTTCTTTCCCTTTGTCTACTGGACTTTGCTTCGCATATAATAATTCAAAATCATCATAAACAATATAAGTTCGTACATAGGGAGTGAATTTTCTAGCAAGTTTTAATAATTTTTTTTGATACTCCTCTATGACTTTTTCATATTTTTCATCCGTTTCATAATCCTCTTTATCTCTGATTCTATCAAAGCAAATAATAACTTCTTCTATGTCTAGAGATAATAGTATATCTCTATGGAAATTAGTGATGTTACTACTACAACTTGCCACACTAAAATTATTATCCCCATAGTAATCTTCACATTTTAAAACAGATTTTTCACCTTCAAAAATGGCTACCTTCTTCAATCGTTTTATTGCTTCTTTTGTTTTATGTAATCCATAAAGGTTAAACATTGTTTGATGGTTGTATAATTTGTTTTCAACGGTTACAGGAATGTATTTTTTACCTGAATCAATATCCTCTTGCTTCATTGATCTCCCACGTATTCCAACCAACCTAGAATTCAAATCATAATGAGGGATAACAATTCGTTCTTCTCTCATGTAATAAGAAACGTCAAACTTCATTTGTGTCTGATATGATATTCCTTCATTTAACCATTCTTCATGAGGATAAGGAAGAAAAACATCCATAACCTTTGAATCGTATTCAGACAACTCAGTTATAATTTTATCCTTTTTCTTATAACGATTGATTAATTCCCAATCGTCAACAATATCATCATTCATTTGGTTTAACATTGTTGAAAACCCAAATGTTTTACCAGTGAACTCAGCCACATATCTTACTGCTTGAGGAAAGGATATTCCTTTTGCTCTAACAGTCACTTCAAATATATCCATGTTTTCAGAGCAATCTGTATAACAATGGAATTGCTTTGTTTCATGATAATAAAATAATTTGTGTTTATGTCCACCATGACAAACAGTTTGATATTGATTACCCATTAAAGGGTCTTTACTTCCCAAATCCTTGAGAATCTTATAAATTTCCTCTTCCGTTAAACTATTCTTAATTTTATCTTTATCTAATTGCAACAGGGTTTCACCCCTTAAAAGTCAAATTTCTGTGTTGTTACTTCTTCTTGTTTAGGTTTGATAATAAGTTTCTTGACAGTAATAACTTCATTATCTGTATTGGTAACGAACAAGTCAGTTATTCTCATATTTCCCATATCAATATGTGAAAAAACTTTTGCTTTATCCACTCTGTTTCCACGATTCTTAAATATGTGAGTAACATAATTAGGCTGTTTAAAAAATCCTTTTGCAACAATTTCTTCAATATCTTTCTTTTCCATTTTGCTAATTGGGAGAATAATCATTGCTCCATCTGCTTTATCAATAATGCTTTTCCCACCTCTAATAAAAGTGGAATCAATAACAGCACCTTTATTCCAAGCTTCTTTCCATTCTCCATTTAACTGTGTAGCACTCATTAGATAAACAGAATACTTATTACAAATATCTTTAAGTCTAATTGACATTAATAATAAAATTTGATCTTCACGTAGTCCAATTCCACTAGCCTTAGACATTTCTGAGAACACTTTAACTGAACTGTGAATGTAATCAAAATAAACATATTCTACACCATTTAAAATTACATTCTTTTCAATGGTTTGCTCAATATCCTTTACATTAAAGTTGGGTAATTGCTCAAACCAAATTGGAGATTTTTCTAATATTTCAGCAGCATATTCAACCGTTTCTTGTTCTTCCGGTGTCAAAGAATTATACAAAATCTTTTCTTCATTAATACCGCTTATGTAAGCAATTGCAATTGTTTGCAATTCTTCAAATAACATTTCTGTAGAAATAACGGCAGTTTTTTCTTGAAAATCGTTTTTTACCCATGTTTTCTTTTTTAAGTCATAAATATGAGTGGCACTTAATCTACAAGCATCTGCAACCATATGTCTTGTTTTACCGCCACCTGTAATACTACTTCGAATGTAATACTTCTTCTTCCTTGAACCACGGAATATAGAAGTCAATGATTCACTATTCAAAGGTACTCCAATATCAGGAGACTCTCTTAATCGTTTTAATAAGTCACTAGCACCTTCGCCTGCTTGTATTCCTTGGCTTTCACTATTAGTCTTAAACTTATCTTTAACTTCAATCATTTTAGTCTCATAAACTTTTAAGATATCTTCAATACTAAGTTTGTCAAAGCTTTCCTGCATTTTTTCTTTTTCTTTAGGTTCAATAATTTCATCATCATATAATTCTTTAATATTGAAGCCAAGTCCATCCATTTCACGAATAAGACTAAATTTTTTCAATCGTTTATAATAATAATCGAAGTTACTTTCTTCTGCTAAATCCTTGATACTTGCTAAATATTCAATACCATCATTCTTATTGAAAATTGAATACTGAATATCATATTGTGTTAAATATCCGTCAACAGTAACTTCATTTATTACTTCTGTACCATCATCATATAGATTATAAATTGCAGCAAAAATAATTTTGTGAAACTGCTCAGGGAAATCATCATTATTTAATTCGTATTTACTTGAATCTGCCAGCAATAAGGGATTTTTTAAAATACTCCCTAGTACCTGCATTATCGCCATCTTATCTTGATACATTTATGTATTACCTCCCTTTAGATAGCAGTTATATCAATCTTTTTAGATTTTCTTTTGGTTCTATTTGAATCAATGTAAACAGTAATCTCTTCTTTCTTGTTTAAGTTTTGAAGAGAATCTGCAATTTTCATCTGTTTAACGTAATGATTTTTTGCATCTTCGTATACAAAAGGGATAATACCAATCCCTGAACCTTGCTGAACCGGATTCCCTAACGTTTCATGGAAATATCGTAATGCTAATTCCATACCTTTTAATTTATATTTGTAATCAGATTGAAAGTCTTTAATCTGTTTTAATATCATTCCAGTTGGAGCATTAATTCGAAATAATTTACATATGTAATCAATTAATTGTTGCCTATGTTCTTTTTCTTGCTGCCATTCGTTGAAACAATTTACATGATAGTATTTCTTCTTATATTCATGTGCTTCTTCTTTGTGAAGTTGATTTTCACAATATGGACATTTAACCATCCTTGCCACATATCACACCCCATTTAATCAAAAGGAGAGTAAGTTTCCCTACTCCCCTATAAAGTTATTATTCACTTAATAATTCTTTTAGATCGTCTAATATTAAAGCCATAATTTGTACTTGAGACTTTTTACATTCAGTTACTTTTTTACCTACTCCAAGATGTTTTTCAACAACGTCTTGCAAATCCTCAAGTTTATCTTCTTCTGCTAATTGTGATCCCACTTCTTTGATTTGTTCCATTAAATCATCATAATTTAAAGCGTCAGACTTAAATCGTTCATTTTGCTCTGTGTAAGATACTGCTTTAATACCTTCTGCTTCTTCTTGTCGTTCAATTGCAGTAGCAATTACCTTTTCTAAATTTTCTGCTGTGAATTCAGGAAGGTATGTATCAATGTAATCAAAACGAGAACGAGCAAAGAATTCATCTGTTTCAGCAAACCAAGCAGATGATTTAATAACATTCCTGTCTTCATCTACTCCATTGCTAGTTAGGTAAACAACAATATCTGAGTTATCAATAATCGGCTTAATTGAACGCTTATCACCTTTAGGAATAGCTTTACCTTCTTTTGTTTCTTCTTGGTGAGATATGAAAACTAATGTGTAGCCAGTGCCTAGCAATTTATCAATCTCAGCCCAGAACTCTGTTTCATACTCTTTCCATAGACCGAAGCCACCATTGCCTTCCCCGATAGTCTCTACTCCATGTTTCTTACAAAGGAAGTCTTGGCAATATAAAGCACTTGTGTAAACTTCGTCAAAAATAATTGTTTGGTACAATTCTTTTGCTTTGTCCAATGTTTTAGGATCAGTTAGTTGTTTATTGATTTTCTTAAAGTCTCTCCAATTGTTAATTGGTAAGAATGGAATACCACTGATAGCACGAATACCTTTTTCAAATCCTAAATAGAATGGTTTAGCCATGCGTGTAGCCTGTTTTGTTTTACCTAAGTTATTACTTCCATAGACAGTGATTACTTTGCCTTCTAAACCTTTTGCAACTACAGAAACTTGGGGATTGAAAATATCGAATGACATTAAATAATTCCTCCTCTTTATCCTTAAAGGGGGAATAATACCCCCTGATATAATTTATTGTTAGTTTAATTATTTATAAATTTAGAATGGAAGTGCTGGTTTTTTAGGTTTATCGCCTGTTGTTCCTTTTGAGCCAAAACCAGTTTTCTTTTCTTCTGCTGGTTTGTTGTTTCCTTTATTTTTTAATTCTACTAAATATGTTTCACGCTCAACCATCGCTTTTTGAATGGCTTCAATAGTGTATCTTTTGGCATTTTCTTCTTCATATGAATCAGTTCCACCAGTAATTAGATATTCACGAACTGTTTTTGTTGTAATTTTC